CTAGCTTCGGATGAATGCGGAAGCCACGCTTCAAAAAACTGCATAGGAAAATTGACCTTGTTGTATAAGTCCAAATCCCTTTATCAGCAGGTGTATATTCCAGACCAATAGTATTAGCTATTCGCTCAAATGTTTTGCCATTGAACCAATCCTTGACTAACTCTGAACAGCCAGTGACGTTGTCATCGCCATAAACAGCATTATATGTATTGGAAGTGTAAAATTGTGGTGTGGGTAACTTGTTATACTTTTCGCGATGGAGAGCGGCAAATACATAAGCGGAATACATTTTGTTGAGAAGAGAATTGTACTCGGCAGTGCACCCCCGACCCGTTGGCATTGAATGATTGGTTAAATAGACATCATCAAGTGTAACACTAGGAGTGTACATCATTGTAGCGAGTAATTGTTGTAACTGTCTTTTCCGTGCACCCGAATATCCACTCTTTGTGACAATTAATATATTTAACTGTTGCTGAAATTGTGAAAGCATGTGTCCGTCCCATTTACCATAGTCACCATCAAAAACATTATCACCAAACTGAACCACCTTACGAAGTAAAGTAGACCAATCTGGGGAAAAAGGATTAATACCAACCATGATACCATTTTGAAATTTCCGTTTGTGAATATTAGCTAAAAGATCACCTATTAGCTCACGTTCAACACATAAAAGATCTAAAGGTGCCATCTTTAGACAACGAGGCTTATTAACTTTTTCAACATCACGAAGCTCATCCTTAAGAATTTCCGCGTGATATGTATCGAATAAATAATTATCAGAAGCGAGAGATTGTTTAAGAGCAGTAACACGCTTACTGAGCTCAGGTCGAAAACAACCTTTATCATAATCCAGAAAATCCTTTTTAGTACCATTAAAACCATAACCACAACTCGTTTTAGGATTAATGGGTCCGATTAAATCATTACCATTGACAACTTCTCTTTCAGAAATATACGTAAATGGGGGAACTATAGCATCCATAAAATTGGTAGCAAAATCTAAACATTGGATATCTACGTCAGCGATTGGGACATGAGCTTTCTTAGACATAACCTTGACCGTATCACGACCAAAAGCGCGCAAATTGGCAGGTACACGCTCTATAGGGAAAACACCATGAATCAGAGAAGGTGTGATTTGACTGTCTTGATTAACATGAGAGTATGCAGACCGATTTAACATAATTTTAGATTCAAGTTCGATTGGAGGAATATCAGAAATGGGAAGACAAGGGACTTCATGTTTAAAAGCATTATGAATAGCAGCGATCGTAGATTGAGAGAAAATTTTTGATACACCCATTAAATCATTACCAGCCACATGAAAACCAAGCAATGACCCTGTTTCAGTGACATAGGCGGATCCACACAAACCATCATAATTAAGTTTATAATTAACCGAGTTTTAATCGATGACACCTGTATAGCCATTGTAGACTTCAGCATATGTAGCACGAAAGTCAGTTAACTTAACATTTGGCATAGGAATAACATTTTTCGGAGTAATAAGAAATGTTTTACGAGATGTAATTTCGGGTTGAATGGAAACTCGTTTAAAGAAAACCGGTGTTGTAATAGGAAAGGAACACAGGAGTGCATCATCTGAATGAGATACATAAGTAACTGTTGCGAGTTGGTGATCATAAACCACACGATTAACGTGGTCCTTAATCGTTAAATAAAAACTATCACCAATCTTGGAATTGGTGGTGTGCAATGGTAACAAAATATTTCTGTTGGAAACGAGAGCGGTAGTATCTGAATGTATAGTAAGACCATCTTTTTCATATGAAACACGACAATAAACTGTATTACGTAAATAAACACGCAAATGTTCATATGGAGTTTCAACATCGATACCTTGTGCTCGGAAAGATGCAATTTTAGATTTAGGT